CTTAAATTATTAATTTTAGATCCTTTAACGTGACTAGAAGATTCTGTAGACTTAAAGGTTAATTGATCTGGAACATTCTGTGTGGTGTAAGAAGATATTCCACTAAAACCTCTAATACATCCAACAAAAGAATTTGATGTTTTAGAAGTATATGTGATTATTTCGTCATCAATTTGAATCAATCCATAAGAATCTGGAAAATCTAATGCCCCTTGATTAGTTTGTCCAACATCTATGGTAATTGTTGTATCAATATCAGTTATATCGGAAGCGAGATACAAATATTCAGTATTATTTGTAAGTTCATCTACTTTTACATATTGATCAATATTTTGAATTAAATCAACAGGAGCACCTTTAAATTCTTGAGAAATGTAATATTGCGAAAGAAATTCAGATATTAACGGAAACTCTTCCCTTACATATGCAGGAAGTTGATTCTTAACGATGTTGTTGAACTGAACTCTCTTTTCTGTCATGTTATTATGATCTTACTAAATTCCCGTTGGTGTAACTTGATGATACAATGTAGTTTGATGCTGAAGGATCTAAACCAGATGAAATTTCATCCACGACCATTTCAAAATTACTCTTACTAATATCTAGTTGCAAATATAAATCCTGTAATCCAATCACATCATTTGATTTTGGTGTCGCAGACATTTCAATAATTGGTTGACCATTTTTTTGTTTTGCTGATGTTATCGTGATAGGATTTAATGTAATAATTCCAGATGTGTTCGGAACATTAAATAAGAAAATAGAACCAGTTGTTCTATTTGTATCTGGAATATCTGATAAGTAAACATCTTGTGATATTCCACTTACCTTAAATGAAGTAGACTTTATGTTGTATCCACTCATACTATTAATATGAAATTCGTTGCCAAAACCTATAGAGTATTCTGCAAAACTATTTAAGGAAACTCTTAGATCTCTTCTAATCTGAATTTTAGTAATATTGGAAGTTACTGACTCGTGACTTTCATCAATAATTTTTAAGAATTTACTATACTTAAATCTTGCACCATACTTATTCAATTCAGTTGATTCTGAATACTTGGTGGCATTTGATTGAACAACACTAGAAACGTATGATGCGCTAGGAGCAAGATTCGTATTGTAATATACTTTAGAATCTGTTTCAATGTAAAGATATTTTAGATCTAAAATTTCTGGAACAATTCCTGCAACTGCGTATTTTTTAAGTTTTAATTTAATATTTTCTTTTACTAAGTTTGATAAAAAGTCACCACTTCTTGGTTTGATACTAATAAAAACTTTTCCATATTGTGGGGGAATTAATTCTTCACCACCAAAAACTGATATTGATTCTGTTTCTGGGTAAATCTTAGATGGAATTAAAGTTTCATAATCATTTGCCGTAACCGCTCTATTTTGTGAGGAATATATTCTCGGAGCATACTTTTTAATTGATTCTACAGATTCAATATTTTCTCCACCAGAAGCAATTAATCCTGTGGTTAGAAGTGATACCCCAGAAGTAACAGTATAATCAGTAGAATTTCTTGTATAAGTTAGTCTGCCAGAATAAGAAAACTGACCAATTCCATTGGCAGAATCACCATTTGTGGTGATATAAGATGCCTCTATATAATTACCTTCTTGAAGTGCCTTTCCAAATACGTTATCTCCAAATATCAACTCATATCTCTCATCTTCTATTTCTTGTAAAAAGTAAACTTCAGATTCGTTATCAATTTCAAAAAGACTGTCTTGTTGATTATATTTTACAGAAACCGAAGACTGTTGATTATTTTTAACTATTACAGAAATTAAATTCGTATCTATTCCTGAGTTTGGTAGTATGTATCTTTGATTTGGATTTCTAGAAGTGTATGTAAAGTTTGAAGTTAAAAGTGTTCCTTCGTAAATTTCAATATCATTAAATGATGCAGTGCCATCAAAAACTGGAACTGTAATATCTTCTAGAATAGAGAAAACAAATGACTGATTACCAAAGGTTCCAGATGTACTTGCTACAGGCCCTTTTTTAAGAGTTAATGATACTGGATTTGGTGTGATATTTGTACAGTCTACAAAAAAACTTATTGTTGCTTTTGCTGTTTTTTTTGATCTAGGTATATAACCAATCGTTCTTGCTAGAGAAACCACATTCTCTCTTAATGTTGCACTATCAAGAAATACCTCATTTGCAACCATATTTGCATTATATGAGGTAATATAGGTATTGTATGCCAAGACATCAAGAATTGTTGAAAGGTTAGACCCCTCAAAATCATAGTCTGTAAAGTTTGAATTTGCTTTGAGATAATCTCTAAGCGTCGTTTTAATCTGGTCGAAGTCCAGATTTGTAAAGTTAACTAACGGCATTTACCTTGTTGGTTGCAATACAAATTGTAGTTGTTGTGCAGGAACGTCCGCACCAATAATATTATAAATTACTGTCACATCAAAAGAGTTGTTATCATAGTCTGGATATGCTTGAACATCAATTAATTGAACTCTTGGCTCATAATTTTGAATTGATTGTCTGATTTCATCAACAATCACTGATGCAGAGATATCATCAACATTTTCAAAAAGTGTCCTGGAGATGTTTGATCCAAAATTTTCATTAAAAAACTTTTCTCCAGGAATCGTAAATACAATATTTCGAATTGAACGAGAGATTGCAGATTCATTTTTAAGAGCAATCAGGTCACTATTCAGGGGATTAACCTGAAATGACATACTAATATCCTTAAATCCCTGACTGACTCTTTCTAGAGGCATTGAATATTATAATTCTGTCTTATTTATTCGGGATTTTTTGATTCGTATAGGGGTTCAGTACCATAATCCCAGTCATCATAATCTTCATCATTACGAATTTTTGCGTGAATTTCATTTTGATGGAAGAAATCGTGTTTTTTTGGTGTCAAATCATCATTTGCTATCTCACGAAGCATCTTTTGCTTCTCTACTTTTGATTCCCATCCGTATTCTGACGATAAAAATTGAGTTCCCCACTCATTTTTCATAAAATTTTCATCTTTATCGACTTGTTTGGTCATTTTTTTGCTCCTGATTTGTTAAATCAGAACTTTTTACGGGGTTGCTATCCCGAATTTCTTTGATTTCGTACATAAAATCGTCTGATGTCTCTATTTTACGACGATTTTCGACAGAATATTCGGTTAAATCGATCTCATACCCTGGATTTTTGGTAATTCTATTACGAGTCCACGCATCATCATACCATAAGATCTTATTGTTAGGGTATGCATAGAAGTTTCCATTATCCATTTTGAAAAAATGAGCACATTTATGCTCTGGAGTTTCACTAAAGTTAGTATTCAGTGTTGATTTCGATTCCCACGACCAATCAAGAGTAAACATATAGGTTCCTTCATTCTTTTTTCCCTTATAGTTGATCAACTCCGCACGTAAGTTAGCCAACCTTGAACGTACTTGAACATCAATATAAGGTGAAAAACAATCCCACCACATACACTCTTCCAATTCGGGAACTGGTGCATCAGGTTTCCAACAAAATGCGTGAATGGGTCTTCGAGTCCAGTTAACCCCATTCTCTAAAAACGCTTCAAAGAGGGGTACGTGCTTCTCTAAGGACGCTACAGAGTGTACGTCGCATAAAGTTACCTCTCCGTGCCCTTTTTTATGATTGAAGAGAAATTCATTACGAATATAACAAGTAATCGTCGGAAGATTGTGATTTAGATATGACATAAAAAGATAATAAAAAAGCAGGGGGTTAAACCTGCTTTATCTATATTATTTTCCTTGTCCGCGATATTTCTTCTTTCTACCATTACGAGAGGTTGCACTTAGTAATGTGCGAGCAGAGCGTCCTTGACGAGTTTTCTTAGGCGATCCTGCTTGAAATAATACTTTACTACTTCCACCACCACCTTTAGACATTTAAGATTTCCTCCATTTCAATTTCATTTGGATCAATATCTTCTCCCGAGAAAAACGACTCTGAGAGATCTTGAAGAACCTCAGTACATTCTTCAGCACTGAGGTTCTTATAAATTTTCCTTCCCTTATAAAGGATATTGTAGTTCATCAAATAATACGAGTCTTTTCGTGCCCAACACGAATTCGAGGATCACACCAGATCTCAAAGCCTTGTTCCTTAGCATCAAGACAGAATGAAACATCTTCTCCACACATATCTTGAACATTACCAGATTCAAAGACTTGCATCTTCGGAGCAAACCAAGGATATTCAAGATTCTCAAAAACACCCTTCTTAATGAGCACCCACCCAAAACCTGTGTAGTCTACAGTGAATGGCTTACGACGCTTGCTGATTGATTCCACAGTTTCGTGATTCATCACTCCACCATTCTTACGGAAATCATCCTCTTCTAACCAGTGTGCGACAGAAGTTGTGTGCCCATCTTCAGTGGCATACCACCCAGCAGTGATTTCACGTTCAGTGCCATCTTCTGAGAGAGAAAGATCACAGAGTTGCCAGAACTTGTTTGTATCAAAAACAATGTCACTATCAATCCAGAGTTGATAATCATACTCTAGTTTTCCATCCCAAGGAATTTGCTTTGGACCACGAAGAACATTTGCACCTAAACATTTACAACGTGCAAAGTTCACCATTGATGAGTAATCTTGAGAGATCTGAATACTCATTCCATTCTGAACCATATCAAAGCACAGTTGTACAAAGTTCTTCAGAAAAATAAAAGAGCATCCACGTCCAGGTAGACAGAATACAATACTCTTTCCACGCATTCTTTGTTTAATTGCATCAAAGTCCCATTCTTCAATTTGAGGTTTTGGTGCAGTTGCTTTAACAGTAAATCCTTTTGCCATAAGATTGAATAACTTTCAGTTCAAATTTTAACAGTTTATATATGCTTTTGTCAATATTAATGAGAGGAATTTAATGCCACCTCTTTGTTTATCAGTAGTTCCTCATAAGACAAATCTTCTTCTTTGTAATCAGTCTTCATTACTCCAACAAGATTTTTCAAAGTATTCCAAATTGTTCCAAATTCCTCTTCTTTCAATGAATGGAATAAACACTTATCCTTTGCATAGATGTGATATACTTTATCAGTTGCAGACATAAAAAATATCTCCGGAATTTTTTCTTTCTTTTTTATTTTGTAACTGCATTATATATCAGAACAATACAAAATCCGAGTGCAACAAAAAAAGGGCGTGGATAACGTATCATCCATCCCGCTAATACAACCTTCCAAAAATTCCAATAGGGCAACCTCCGATAATATCTGCGGGGCGCTTGCGCTTTTTCCGCGAGGGGGTTTCGAAGACTAATCATACTTCCGGAAATTTTTTAAATGAGTGATATTTAGAGGTCGATTTGTCACCTCTGTAGGTTAGGGTAGTTAGGCATTTTTATATACGCAACGCCGCCGCGACGATATAACCCACGACCGCAAAACACTGCCGCACCACTATCATCACGCATCATAACATAAGGGTGCCACAGTGTCAATCACCGCAGCACCCTTGACTGTTAATCAGAACTCGATATCTGCCTCCTCACTATCACTCACTGATTCAGCAACAAGTGTATCAAGGATCTGAAGAATTTCGTTTCCGTTGTTACCTTGTGCCAGAAGAGAGATGAGAACTTGCTTGGACATTTTGTGTGTTGTGTGTTAGTAACTGTGTGTCAGATGAGTGTCTTTATAGGGCGCATCTCATTCCCCTTGATTGTCAGTATCGAATGACGTGATTGATATAGTTTAGACCCCAGGAGTAAGCATCATCAGGATCCTTCAATGTTTGCTTGACAGTATACTTGTAACCGTCTTCAGTTTCATACTGATAGACCCACACATTCCATCTGCCAGACTTTGCTTGTTGAACGAAGAATGGACGGGTTTCAGTGTTAGAAACTAGCATGAACTTGTAAGGAGAGAGTGTGACTTAAGATCAGAAATCAAACACGTCAGAGTTAAGTTGAACCACATTAACTTTCGGATCAGCGAACTTCACACCGTCCTTCGTTTCCTTCACTCCATACTCATCATAGAGACGATTTACAAGAGTTTCATAATCACCACACTCAG